GAACTTGGCAACGATATTGTAATGGAAGGTGCTTTTGCTCAGAGCATAGGTAAAAAAGGTGCCAAGGCTGTAAAGATGCTATTTCAGCATAAGCCCGATGAACCTATCGGCGTCTTTGAAGAAATCATTGAAGATAGAAAAGGCTTGAAAGTTCGAGGTCGGCTTGCAATGGGTACGCAACGAGGGCGCGAAGTTTATGAATTGATGAAGATGGGGGCCATTGATGGTTTATCCATCGGATATAGAGTTGACGCAAAGGGCTACGATTATGACGACAAGCGCAAGCGGCGCTATCTCAAATCTGTAGACTTGATGGAAATTTCGGCGGTTACTTTTCCAATGAACCCAAAGGCAAGGGTTTCACAAGTAAAGACCGAGAAAACAGTCCGTGAATGGGAAGGTATCTTGCGGGATGCAGGAGACCTTTCAAAGAACGAGGCTAAAGTTGCTGCGTCCGCAGTAACAAAGGCACTGGCGCGGCGGGATGCTGAAAATCAGGAAATGCCTTTTGAACTAGTAGATGAATTAAATCGTCTTACTAATTTCCTTAAATCTTAAAAAGAAAGGGCATCTCATGGAATCGAGTGAGGTCAAAACATATCTAGAAGGTCTAAATACCGCTTTTGAAGAATTCAAAGCGACGAATGATAAACGACTTTCTGAGATTGAAAAAAAGGGTGACGCTGATCCTCTAATTGAAGAAAAGCTTGCAAAGATCGAAGGCGACCTTGATCGTTATGAAAGTGTCAACCAAAAGTTAATTAAGCAAGAGAAGCAATCTGAAACTTTTGCTGAACAGCTTGATAATATCGAAACGATGTTGAAGCGTCCAACTACTGGAATTGAGTCTAAGCAAGTCGATTTTCAATTGAAAGCTTGGGACAAGTGGATGCGCAAGGGTAACGAAGGCTTAGAGCCAGAGGAACTCAAAGCATTGACAGTTGGCACAGCTGCGACAGCGGGTAACTTGGCTCCCGAAGAATATGTTGCTGAGCTAATCAAAATTACAACGGAAATATCGCCTTTCCGTTCCGTGGCGCGGGTTCGTCAGACAAACGCTAAAGAGATTGAGATTCCTCAGAAAACGGCTAATTTTGCAGCAGCTTGGACCGCAGAAGGTGGTACACGTTCGGAAACGACGGGTTACACCACCGCTTTAAAAACAATTGCTACACATGAGCATTATGCAGAAGTGCATATCTCAAATCAGTTGTTAGAAGATTCCGCTTTTAATCTTGAAGCAGAAATGAACATCGAATTTTCTGAGCAATTTGCGAAGGCGGAAGGTGCAGCATTTATTTCTGGCGATGGTACTAATAAGCCAACAGGTGTGACTAACGGAAATGTTGTTGCACACACAGCTACGGGTGCGGCATCAGCAGCGATTTCAACCGATAATCTTATGGACCTTGTTCATGGTTTGAAATCAGAATATGCAGCAAACGCTGTGATGATGTTTAATCGCACTACGCTTGGAGTTATTCGTAAACTGAAAGACACAGCAGGGCAGTATATCTTTCAAACTGGGTTTTCTGGCCAATCAGGTGCGCCAAATACCATCATCGGCACACCATACGTCGAAGCCCCAGATGTTGCAGATGCAGCATCAGGAGCCAAGTCGATCCTCTATGGTGATTTCCGTCGCGGTTATATGATCGTAGACAGGCTTGCTATGTCGGTTCTTCGTGATCCGTTTAGTGCTTCAGCGACAGGTTTGGTGCTTTATAGAGCGAGGCGCAGAGTTGGCGGCGAGGTTGTGTTAGCGGAAGCTATGCGAGTTCTGAAACACGCAACTTCTTAAATACAACATTAGGGGGCGCTTCCTTTCCCTGTGGCGCTCCCTTTTCAGGGGAAACAAATGACTAAAATTAAAATGATTAGAAATGCTGTAGGCGTAACAAATGAATGGGGGAGTGTGACCCGAGTATATGAAATAAATGAGATACTACCAACAAAGAAAAAATGGCAGAAAGATTTGGCAAACGCCATGCTTGATATGGGCGCAGCTATGGAAGTCCAAGACAAAAAGCCTGACATGGAATTTAAGTCTGCACGGGCAAAGAAGAAAAAAGGGTAAATTATGGCAGGAATTCAAGTTGCGGTAGCACCAGCCAGAGAACCAGTAACGAATTCCGAAGCCAAAGAATATCTAAGGCTTGATGAGGATATTGATGATCTTCAGGTAGCAAGCCTCATTGTTGCAGCACGGGAATGGTGTGAAAAGTTTACTGGACGTGCGCTTATTACTAGAACAGTCCATCAATTTGTTGATGCTAATATTGTTAATCATATTCCCTTGCAGGAAGGTTTCTATACAGGTGTAGATACGATTGTGAGAAACCACGCTCTGGAATTGACGGCAAGCCCAGCGCAGAGCGTAACAAGTATCACCTATTTTAATAAAGCGAATGTCGAAACAAATTGGTCTAATACAAATTGGTATGCTGACACGTTTTCGGAGGTTCCAAAAATCTTTCTTACTGAAACAGGTACTTTTCCAAGCGATTTAAGAAGGGCAAATAGTCTCAAAATAGTTTATACGGCTGGTTTTGGTGCAACGCCACAGACTGTTCCTGAACCGATTAGAATAGCAATGTTACAATATATGACGTTTATGTATGAACATCGGGGAGATTTCGAAAGATTTCCACCACCACAGCCACCAAAAATACTTAATCAACTTTTACAGCCCTATCAAATTATGCGTTTTTCATCACACTCGCTTAGTGCTGGTCAGGTTTCAGCATACTGATGGGCATAGGAGGTCAAAGAGAAAGGCTTGAGTTGCAAGCACCCGTTAGAACCGACGATGGAGCGGGTGGTGCTGCAATAGTTTTTTCTACAGTGACATTTATATTCGGTGTTATAACGCCCTCAAGATCAGATGATAATGTCTTTGCGGATCGAATTAGACAGAGAGATAGGAGCACAATCAGGATTAGATATAGAAATAATATATCGGTAAAAAATCGTTTGGTTCAAAATACAACTGTTGCAGGTGAAAGGCTTGTTCGAACATTCACAATTGTGGGTGTAAAAAATGTTAATAATCGTTTCAGGTATCTTGATCTTGATGTGGAAGAAGGTGTTGCTTCATGAGCAAGGGAATATCTCAAACGGTTATTAGAAAACCAAAGTATAAAGAGGTTTCAAAGGCGTTTGATATAGCTATTGAAAGAGTGATGCTTGTTGCTACGCAGGAAGTTAAAAATAAGGCTCAGGTATCAATTCAGAGTCATCAATCATCAGGTCGAACATATACTAAATATAACCCTAAAAGAACACATACGGCTTCAACAAAAGGCAATCCACCGAATACAGACACAGGATTCCTTGCTAATAATATTTTTGCAAGAGTGAATAGGTTTACAAATGAAGGTGAGGTTGCGGCGACTGCTGACTATGCAAAATTCCTTGAGGACACATCAAAGTTAGATAGACCATTTCTTGCACCTGCGTTGAAAGATAGTCAGGACAAAATTGAGCGACTTTTCGCAAGGCTTAGGATAAAAATATAATGTCAATACATTCTTTCGCATTGCAGCAATCAATATTTTCTACATTGTCATCGGGAAATATAACGGACAATGGCGGTTCTTCTGTACCCATATATGATGATGTCCCAGAACTTTCACCCCTTCCATATGTTCGGATAGGAGAAGAACAAACTAGCAATGCTGGAACAAAAACCAAAGATGCAAACGAACATATCCTCACATTAGATATATGGTCAGAATATCGTGGAAGGAAGGAAATTAAACAGATTATGAGTCAGGTCTATAATTTACTACATGATAGTGCTATAACGATATCAGGTGCTTCTTTAGTAAACCTGCGTTGTGAGTTGCAACAGACACTTGAAGAGGCAGATGGAATAACAAGGCATGGCGTTATGAGGTTTCGTGCCTTGGTTTTTGACAATTAGGAGTAAAGCAGATGGCTGCACAAAAAGGTAAAGACGTTCTAATTAAAATTGGTGCCGCGCCGACAGGTGCAGCGTCAGCAGATTCTTATACGACAGTTGCGGGATTACGAAGCACTAGTATTGCTTTGAATGACGAGCCTGTTGATATAACGAATAAAGATAGCTCAGGTGCAAGGACGCTTCTTGCAGGGGCTGGTGTTAACAGCATTTCGGTAACAGGCTCAGGATGTTTTCTTGATTCTCCAAGTGAGGCGACGCTTAGAACTGCGATGGGCGCTTCAGATTTCCATAACTTTGAAGTGATTATTCCTGATTTTGGGACATATCAAGGTGAATTCATGTTAGCTACGCTCAGCTATTCAGGGGAGTATAATGGCGAGACAAACTACGATTTTACTTTAGAAAGCTCTGGAACCATAGCGTACACGGCAGCTTGATGAGTTGGATAGCTAAACAAATTGAAGTGAATGGTGAAGCCATATCAGCGCTGTATAACAAATTTACAGACACTATTTCTGTACCATTCAATAAAAAGATCAAAGCGGGAATGCGTATGATTGTAGATGGAAACGAACAAGAGATAGTTGAAGTCGTTGATTATGCGGATAGACAAGAGGAATATTTGCTCAAGGGAAAGGGAGTAAAAAATGATAAATCCAAAAAGAGGAGAGATGCAGATTAAATTAGGTGAAACGACTTACAAAGCGAGAGTTACACTTAATTCAATTATGACGATAGAAACCAGCCTTGGCATGGGCATGTTTAAGATAATGCAAAAGCTGACGGAAGGCGATCTATCAACAAATGATATGATTCAAATTCTCAAACCAATCATTAGAGGTGGCGGCAATGATATTTCAGAAAAAGATATCATGGCGGCGATTTGGGATGCTGGGCTGGCTGGCACCATGAGTGTGGTCGCTGATTGCTTGGCGACCGCTTTAAATGGAGGGTCGGGGGGAAACGACAAAGCAGAAGGAGCAAGTCCGTAGAGGCTTTGCCATGGGATGATTTTATCAAGTTAGGTTTGGGCAAAATGGGTATAAGACCTGATGATTTTTGGAATATGTCGTTTGACGAATTCTACCTAGCTATCGATGGCTTTGCTGAATTCCATGGTGCAGAAGAAAAGCAAGGCATGACTAAGGATGACTTGAAAGATTTGATGGAAAGGTATCCTGACTGATGGCCATTACTGCTGACGAACTAATTGTCAAAATCCGCGCTGATATGTCTGACCTTAATAGGAATCTTAAAAAGGTTGAACAGCAAGTTGGCGGAACATCTAAAAAGGTAGAAAAATCTTTTTCGCGCATGGGTATGGCATTTAAAAGCGTTGTTGGGGCCGTTATCTTTCGTGAGGCCGCACAGATTGGGCTTGCTCTCGGTCGCATCACGTCTAACGCACAAGAAATGCAATCTAAATCAGAAGCAGTATTTGGGCAATTCGTTGGAGAAGTAAGAAAAGACCTTGGAGAATTTGCCAAAGCGGCAAATCGGTCAACTTTTGAACTAGAAGGAATGGCGGCAAGTATTCAAGACACTTTTGTGCCTATGGGGTTTGCTAGAGGGGAAGCGTCCCAGCTATCTATTCAAATGACCAAGTTAGCTACTGATTTGGCATCATTTAATAATGCCAATGACGTAGAAGTAATGAACGCTCTACAGTCAGCGATTGTTGGAAATCACGAAACAATGCGCAGATTTGGAGTTGTAATTACCCAAACAACACTGAGCCAAGAACTTCTAAATATGGGAATACAAGGCGGTGTAAAAGCTGCAACGGAACAAGAGAAAGTCCAAGCAAGACTAAATATTATAATGAAAGGGACAAAAGATGCGCAGGGTGACGCTATTAGAACCTCTGATAGTTTAGCAAATAGAACAAAGGGTCTAAAGGCGCAATTTGAAGCATTTGCGATCAGAATAGGTTCAGAACTTGTTCCTGCTTTTGAAGATTTAGTAACAGGCGCGAGTGAAGCTGTTACAGTAATTACAAATCTTGCAATAGCGATTGGTTTAATACCAAAATTTGGCAGGGACTTAGATGGCGTAACACTTAAAATCGCAAATTTAAAAGAAGAAATCAAAACCCTTAGAGAAGAAGCAGAAAAGCAAAATATTTTTGGAAGGTTTTTTAATAATAAAGAACTAGAAGCGGAAGTTAAGGAAAACCTGCTGAAAGACACTCTTGTTCGTCAAGAAAATTTACTACAGCAAAGTATAGAAGATGCAAGAAATAAAGCACATGATGTTCAAATGAATAACAGGAGGAAGCGAAACGCTGATATCCTCGCCGCAGAACAAGAGTTAGCACGTAAAATAGCAAGCATTCGGATAAGGGGTGCTTTCGGTCCAGGTGCCGAGCCAGCAATAACATCAGCAAATCCTACGTTTGAAGATATACAAGCACATCGTGCTAGTCAGGCAAGAGATGCACAAAGCGCCGAAATTGAACAACGCACAAGATTCGCAAGTTCATTCGCTATTGCTCAACACGCCGCAGGGTTAGAGAAAAGTATCAAAGCACAAAAAGCTTTAAAAACATTTACTATAGCTTCTAATCTTGCGATGTATAATGGCGCAAGAGTCAATACGGATGTCATTGAGAAGATGAATGACAAGCTCAAAGAGACAAACGAAGTTATTGGTGGTGATGGTGGGACGACAGATAAAATTGTTGAGTTCCAAGAAAAGATTGACCCTGCTTTTTTGCAGAGATTAGAAGATATAAGATCAATAGCCGATGGAATTGGTAAAGCTTTTGGGGATGCGTTTAGGGATGCAGTATTCGGCGCTAAAAGTGTCAAAGATGCTTTTGTAAATATGGCAGATGTAATTAATAAACAACTTTTTGATATTATGGTTACAAAACAAATCACGGGCTTTATTAGTGATACTGTTTTTAGTGCATTAAGCCTTTTTTCAGGGTCAAATCCGTTTACGTATGGAGGTGGGGCAAGTCCTGGTGGTAGTAGTTCAGGTGGTCGCCCGTTACCAGATATACCATCAAACGCAGGTGGCGGTTATGGGAGAGGCGGGGTTCCTATGCTTGTAGGTGAGCGTGGACCAGAGTTATTCATACCACGTTCTGCGGGAAGTATAATGAATAATGCAAGTTCAAGATTTGCAATGTCAGGTCGCGGCGGCCCATCTATTATTCAGAATATAAATGTTACAACGGGCGTACAAAGCACCGTGAGAAGCGAAATTATGCAGTTGATGCCAAGGATAGCAGAAGCATCGAAAGCTGCTGTATCGGATGCAAATAGGCGAGGTGGTGGGTTTAAAGGAGCTATGTCATAATGGCTATTACGTATCCATTATCGTTGCCGACAGCTACGGGAATCAAAAATATTTCGTGGAGAACAACGAATGCTGTAGCCTACTCTATGAGTCCATTTACATTTC